GGTGTTTAGCACTGTTCCCTTCTAAGAGGCCAGCACTCTCTCAACCAAGACATGATCCTTCTTTAGATAAGATATTCGGTACACCGAATAACTCGCATCTGTATGGCCGTAGAAAAAGCGACATACAAAAGGTTCGCATAATAAGGGATGCCGTTCTTCCCAGCCGCTAGCAAAGTTTAAATACTTGAATATATATATGTTTTAATGATACTAGACAACTGGCAGAAAGAGGTACTTGCTACTAAAGGTAATCTTGCTCTTAGAAGTGGTCGTCAAGTCGGTAAATCTGTTGTAATTGCAATAAAAGCTGGAGAATTTGCAATTTCTAATAGAAATAAAACAATAATGGTAATAGCATCAGTTGAAAGACAAGCACATCTCCTATTTGAGAAGATCTTGTCTTATATTGTTATAAAGAACAAGTCTATCATCAAAACAGGCCGTTTTAGGCCAACTAAGTCTAAACTTCAACTTAAAAATGGTTCTGTTATACACTGCTTACCAACTGGAGAGAGTGGTTATGGTATTAGAGGATATACTATTGATGTCTTGATTGCAGATGAAGCTGCTTTCATTCCAGAAGATGTTTGGACTGCTGTAACTCCTATGCTTGCAACTACAGGTGGAGATATCATACTTCTATCTACTCCATTTGGAAAAGAAGGCTACTTTGCAAGATGTTTTAGAGATGATAGATATACTAAGATACATATATCTACTGAACAGGTTTTAGAAGAAAGGCCCATTTCTAAAGACTGGACTAAGTATCAGAGAGAGAGTGCGAAAGCTCATCTTGAACATGAGAGAGAAACTATGACTTCTAAGCAATATACTCAAGAGTATTTAGGAGAGTTTGTTGATGAGTTGATGCAATTCTTCCCAGATAAGATAATAAACCAGTGTATAACTCAAAAAAGACAGAAAGTGGTGGGTAGGGATCGTAACTACTACTTAGGGGTAGATATTGCGAGATTAGGTAAGGATCAGAGCACTTTTGAGGTATTTGAGCGAAATGGGGATGTTTTAACCCAAATAGACAATATAGTTACAACTAAGACACTTACAACCATGACAACCCGAACTATTATCAGTTTAGACACACAATATGACTTTAAGGGCATATACATAGATGATGGTGGTATTGGAGTTGGAGTTTTTGATCAATTACTAGAAGATCCACAAACTAGAAAGAAAGTTGTCGGAGTTAATAACTTAAGAAGAGCTATTGATGTTGAGGCAAACAGAAAAAAGAAGTTATTAAAAGAAGATTTATATAATAATCTATTAAGGTTAATGGAACAAAAGAGGATAAGACTTCTAGATGATCCAGAGATATTTCATTCTCTTAAGTCTGTTCAATATGAATATGTTGGAGGAGTAACTGAAGAAAGACAACTCAAGATATTCGGAAGGAACACACATATAGCTGAAGGGATCATCAGAGCAGCTTGGTGTGTAAAAGACAAAGTTTTAAATATATGGGTTCATTACTAAAAGCATGGTAACTATGACAACTTCAGGATCAGTAGTCATTAAGGCAGGAGCTAATGTTAATGAAGCTGGTTTGTCTGCTGCTAATGCCATCCCCCAGTTCATAAACGAGGCTGAGAGCTATGTTAATATCCAAACAAGATATAACTGGACTGATGCCTATTCTACTTTAAACGATGATGTTAAAATGATATTAAATGAAACTGTTTCAGACATTGCAGCTATCTATTGCATAGAGTTTGATATGAGTGGCTATACTTCTAGAGCAGAAGCTCTTACTATGCTCAATGTCTTATGGGACAGAGTAGGCTTAAATATCCAATTTTTAAAGAATGTAGAAAAGACTGACTTCATAAAGGACGCATAATGCCAATACCAATACACTTCCCACAACCAACTGAAGCTGTTCTTGCTAATTACGATTATGTTGATATTGCAGAAGGTACTGGATCAGTAAGATACTATATGATACAATACCAAACATCAGCAGGAACTACTTATGGATTAACTAGACAAGCAGATAGATCTGCCAATATATCAACATCTCCAGGAGGAACTGTAGAGTATGATCTAGATCTCCCTGCATTTAATCTACCTAAGCTAGTAAGAGGAACTGCTATCTTTGGAGCAAGTGGAGACAAAGGAAATGGAACACTTAACTTTACAGTTACATTAAAGAAATGGGATGGAACAACTGAAACCAATATAACATCAGCGATAACTTCTGATGATGGGGGAGTTGGAGAGGACTGGTTTATCTTTGAACTTCCAGTTACTACAGACACACATTTCAAGATAGGAGAGATCTTAAGATTAACAGTCTCAGTTGTAGGAACAGGAACGGCAAAGTGGAACCATGACCCATCAGATAGCGAAGGAGCTAATCCATCAAAGGCAGGCTTTATAAGTGTGCCTTTCAAGATAGACTTATAATGGCAGAATATAACTTAAGTTCAGCACAAGCATCTGACATGACTAATGTAGTTGGAGATGTCACAATACAGGCTGAAGTAACAGACGGAGCAAGTGAGGCTGGAGAAACAAGATGGACAAACCCAGACTGGAGCAAGTACTGGGGGTTCTTCAACAACTCTCCAGATCTAAAGTCTGCTATGCTTATGAAAGCTACATGGAATGTAGGAAAGGGATATGAAACAGACGAAGATACTAAGATAATACTAGAGAGAATTAACGGATGGGGTAAGGATACTTTTGATGATATTCTCTTTAATATGGAAGTTATTAGAAGAGTTAATGGAGATGCCTTTGCAGAGATCATAAGAAGAGATGACGGAACTTTGATTAATCTTAAACCTTTAGATCCATCTACTATGGTCATTATTGTAGATGCTAAAGGTATTATTGTAAGATACGAACAAGAGAGCAAAGTTGAAGGCAAGAAGCCAATTAAGTTTCAGCCAGAGGATATGTTTCATTTATCTAATAATAGACTAGCAGATCAAATACATGGTATCTCTGATATTAAGGTTATGGAAGAAACACTCTTAGCTGAGAACGAGAGTTTTACAGATATGAAGACTATCATGCATCATCAAGCTAGGCCTATGATTATGTTCAAACTTGGAACTGATAACACAACTAAGATCAATGCATTCGCAAAGAAGATGGACAATGCAGTCAAGAAAGGAGAGAACATATATGTACCTATAGATAAGGATGCTGTTGATTTTGAAGTTGTAAGTGTTAATGTCAGTCAGATAGTACTGGCTTGGAGGGACGACATTAGGAACAGGTTTTACAGAGCCTTAGGACTTCCACAGATCATCTTTGGTTCAGCAGGAACTACTGAGAGTGGGGGTAAGATAGAGTACTTAGCTCATGAACAGGTATTTGAGAAAGATCAGAGATACTTGGAAAATCAGATATTAAATCAATTAGGTATAACAATAGATCTTCTATCTCCAGTTTCATTATTAGAGAACTTACAAACTGATGAGAATAAAGATGCACAACAAGGCTTAGAAGTTCAGCCACAAGATGCATCTGTACCAACTAATACAACACCAGAAGGAGTGCCAAATGCAGTCTGAAGAACCTAGAAAGAAGAGAAAGAAACCTATAATAGAAGAACAGCAATTCAAGGCTGGGGGAGTTCAATTAACTAAAGAAGAGCTTGATATTGTAACTGGAAGAGCTGGGGGAATAGTAACACCAGCAATAAGAGAAGCAGAGGCCAACATTCTTAGAACAAAAGCTAGAGCTACTCCACAGCTATTAACAGAACCCCAGAGAGCAGAGATAGCAGCAGAACAAGCAGAACAGAGGAGAGCAGGATTTAGAGAAGCAGAGGGATCACAGGTTTTAGCAGAAGAACTAAGCCAACAGATATTAGAACCACAAACTTTAGAACCCACACCTGCCGAAGCTGTTGGTGGATTAGGACAAGCAGGACTTAGAGTTTCTCCATTAGAAGTTGATAGAGCTTTAGCTAATTATAAACTAATAACAGGAAAAGAGATAACTGCTGAGCAGTTCGGACAAACAGGGATAGGTAAGGCTATGGGTTTAATCCCATTCGCAGCAGGAGCAGCAGAAGCAGGACTAGGGTTGTTCCTTGCAGGTGGAGCTGCAACTACATTACTAGCAAAGACAGCAGTAGGAGCTAAGATAACAGGAGCAGCAGGATCTTCCACACTTCTAAGAACAGCAGTAGCAGGATTAGGTTTGTTTGTAGTTGGTAGAGGTGTATTTGATGCTGAAGGTGGAGAAATGGATAACTATAGATCAGCACTTAAAAAGGTTGTAGAAGATGGAGAGAGAATAGAAGCTGCTACAAGGAATGGGTTCCCTACAGGAGATACAATAGCCTTATTAAGAACTATGGCAGATGAGGTCTCTGTTGCAGAAAGAAGAATTAAAGAATTAGGTATTACAAATGCTCAATATTATGTAGATAAGGAGTACGAACTAGATATGAAGAATGTAAGATCTGCAAGAGCAGCACTATTAAGACGAGTTCTTGCAGTTGAGAATATAGCTGCAACAGGTATAGCAGCTGATAACCCTTCTGGTCTTCTATTTGATCTAGCACAATTAGATTTAGATGCTAAAGTAGAGGAGTTTGAGGAGATAGTATAAAGGAGGAACAACATGAAAACATCAGTAATAATAACAGGCTTGATTGTGATCGGAGCATTAACAGCCTATGCATTATATCTCGGTTTTGATGGGATTTTACTCACAGCTATTGTAGCTGTTATAGCAGCAGCAATAGGAGTAACAATACCAACACCAAAGATATTGAAAGGAGGAGATTAAAAATGAATGAAGAAGAAAAGGATGTCAAGGAAGAGAAGACAGAAGTTAAAACTGAAACAGAAACAACAGAAGATAAGGGAGACGGGGATGTCGCCGAAGAAGTCAAACTCGGACCTATAGAGAAAGCTGAAGCTGTTGCTAAAAGAGCAGAAGCAGCATCAGAAAGACTAGAGAAAGCTAATGCTAAATCTGAAGAGTTAAAAGCAAAAGAGATACTGAGTGGAAAGACAGAAGCAGGGGAAGAGAAAGAAGAGAAAGAAGAAACTCCAGCAGAGTACAAGGATCGGATCATGAAAGGAGAATGGCCAGAAAAACCAAAATCTTAGTAGTTATCTTATTAATAATCATATCATTCGGAGCAGGATACATGAAGGGTTCAGTAGATACTGTTTCAAAGATGATAGATATTGGTTCAGAACTTCTAGAGATTGATCTATCTCCAAGAGCTAAACAGATGTTTATTAGCAATCCAGCTTTAGCTTATCAGATAATAGAAGGAGCAGGAGCAACAAACTACACAAATCCTTTCGCAAAACATCCGCAAGCTAGTGTTCATTGGGAGTATTGTATGGTAACCACAGGAGACTATGATAGATGCTATGCAGCTGGAATAAATAAATATGGAGAATGGGCAAATGATTGAAAATAAGAAGATAGGACTGAAGATAGCTGAAAATACAGAAGAAGCTGTATGGGAGAAAGTAAGACAAGCATCAGAAACCAGAATAAAAGCTATTGAAGAGAGCCTTATAGTTGAGAGAGAACTGCTGAAACTAGCTAAGAAGAAACTAAAATGAATATGTTTCTTTTAACTAGAGGTATGAAATGGCATAGAGATAGGTTTGTTGAACAACTAGCTAACCTCTGGGTACCTTGGCATATAAAAGGAGAGAAAGGTAAGAAAGCAGATAAAGCTGTGCAAGTGTTATTACAACCAGTAGAGATGTGGAGCTTATGCTTTCCAGAAGAGAACTTAGATAAGATGTTAAGGACATTAGAACCTTGGGATCAGATAGGAATAACCAGCGAAGAATGTGCTTCTCCTAAGAGAAAGCTATCTTTAGCTATGTTAAGAAAAGGACTAGGTTTAAAGAAACTTCCTAAATGGGATAAGAAAGATGGATCTAGATTTCCTCTATATAAGGATCATATGCAGATCATAGGGATAGGAACTAAAGAAGATTACAGAGATGAAAATGGAAATGAATGTTTGTGAGTTGATTTTGAATTTAAAACATCAATATCCTAAAGAACTGAAAAAGGAAATAGAGAAACTTAAGAATGAAGAAGAAAAAGATAATCACTGGCTTAGCTGAATTTAGGATCAGACTTAGCAGAGGACTTGGAGTAGTCTATGACTTCAGACAAGCTATGGTGTTCGGAGCAGCAGCACAGATAATCTTAAAGCTGTCTATCTTCTGGGCAATAGTAGCAACTCTTGGAGCATATTTAGGGTTTTACATACTAGGATCTTTGAAAGTTATAGAGGATCTAGCTAAGAAAATGAATGAATTGACAACAAGTAAGTACAATCCACATTTAGCTAAGATCTCTAGAATTACCGAAAAGCTTAAATAGTAGGTATACTCAAGTATACCATGGCAGATGAAGCAGTTTTAGTTTATGAATTAGAACCACCTATTCCATTCTCCGTGGCAGATGCAAATGGAATAGAGAAAGGGGCAATATGTTCTTTAGTTGATCCTATTACAGCAAGTGGAACTACAGCAGATGGATCTCTTGTAGCTGGAATAGCAGCAAGTGAGAAGATAGCTAGTGATGGTAAAACAAAACTAGGAATTTATAGAAAAGGAATTTTTAAAGTTACTCTTTCTGGAACTTGTACAGCAGGGGATATATTAGAAACTGATGTTTCTCCAAATCATGTAGCACAATATGATGCAGCTGTATCTGGAACTAGAATGATTGGAACTGCATTAGAGAGTGGAAACAGTGGAACAATCTTAATGGAGCTAAACATAGGGCCTGGCGGTAATGCATAAAGATGGCAGATACAAGTGGACAAGCAGAGATAAGAGGAATTGATATTGACAAGTTAGCTAAAGGTTTTGCTGATGAAGCTAATGTTATGAAGAAGTTTGTTACTATGTCTACAACAAGTGCAAGAGAGATTAGATGGTATCAAAAGACATCAGGATTTCTAGATACAACTGATACAACTGCTACAACATTAAGTCAAATGCAGACTGATCAATTAGCACTACCTAGTGTTATTGAACAGAGCTGGACTAGACAAACAAGTTATGTTAGAAAGTTCTTTGTTGAAAGCCCAACTATATCAAGTGAGGATATTAAAGATAGCGACATAGATGTACTAGCTACAAATGTTAGAGATATAGTAAGAGGAGTAGCAAGACAAGTAGATCAAAGAATTATACAGATATTAACAAATGCAGCAGAAGCTACACCTACAACTCCTTTAACTGATACTACAACTTATGGAGCTGTACAGACAGCAGCTAGTGTAGATGAATGGGATCAATCAACAGCTAAACCTATTACAGATATTCTTAATGCAAAACAAAAGATAAGAGCACAGGGATATGATCCAGAAGGAGCTATGTTAGGGATGAATAGTATAGAACATAAGTTATTAATAGCATATTTAATAGAAGAAAAAGGATCTAGTATTCCTGATTGGAGTAGTAAGAAAGTAGAAAGTGGTGTTGTAATGTCTATATTAGGAGTTAATGTTGTTGTAAGTGAGAACTTTACAACTGATTGGGTTACTATGTGGGTACCTAGTAGAGCTATAACATGGAAAGCATTTATGCCTATTACTTCTGTTGTTATGGATGATCCTGGAATTGGTAAGAAGATTAGATGTTGGGAAGAAGGAGAAGCATTACTTACAGATAGACAGGCAGTATTTGTTATCTCAAATACAGGAGTACAATAAGATGTCATTAGCAAATAGAGCAAGACAATATAAGATGTTCATGGAAAGAGGGGAGAAAGAACTAGCAGCAGAGCAAGTTGAAGGACACCCTGAATTAATTGAAGAAGAGAAACCAGAAGCTAAATCTAAGAAGGGAAAGTAAAATGGCAAGTAATGAGCAACCTACTTCTATACAAAATGTTGAATTAGTACAATTTCTAAATCATGGTACAACAGCTCCAGATCCAACTGCATCAGGTTTATCAGGAACTCTATCATGTTCTGGTGGAAGTCTAACTTATATTGGAAGTGCAGGTACAATAACACAACTAGCAGCAGCATAAGATTTATAAGGATGCGAGGCCTACTATTTCTATGGCAGAAAATACAATAGGAGAGAAAGAACTGCGAACAGATTGGGATGAGCTTACTGCTTCTGATAGTACAAAGGATGTAGGACATGAACAAACTTTAGTAGCAGAAGAAGGCTCACTTGTACCTCAAAGAAAGAAAGTAGGATTACAATAACATGGCAAAGAAACCTAGTGCTAAAAGTGTATTGAGAAATATCAGAAAGGCAGAACCTAAGACACCTATAACAGATGAGATGTTTCTTCCTAATCTATCTGGTATTGCTAATCATCCTGAAGCTAAAGGGGCATTTGTTCAAAAAGCTGGGGATATTATGACTGGAGATTTAACTATGACTAATAATTCTGATATTATTGGAGATGGAGTATTAGATATATATACCTCAACAGGAAAATCAATAGGATTAAGAATAGATGATGATGGAACAAACTTAACTCTTGCTGGACTAGGCACATCAACAATAGAGATAGAAGATGATGTAGATTTATTAACAAATGATTTAACAACTACTGGAGATTTATCAGCAGGGAATATATCAGTAGCAGAGGGAGATGATTTACAAATTGGTAGCACAACAGCATTTCCTACAACTTCTATAATAAAATTTGGAGATAGTGATTTTGCTACTATTGATGAGTCCTCTGATGATGTTATTAGATTAAGGGGCAGGGCAGGAGTAGAGTTAGACGTATCGGTTGGCTCTATTAAATTTAAGATGAATGATGAAGATTTAACTTTAAGTTCTGATTTTGGTAATAGGTGGGATTGGGGCTCAACAACAGGAGTTACAGATATGAATTTTGGTAGTTTTGATATAGAAACAGATACAGGAGATATAACAACAGGAACAGGAAATATAACAGCGTTTAATGGAAATGTAGGAACTGCAACAGGGTCGCTTATAGCCAGCACGATGAATATATCTGCTGGAAGTATAACAGACGCAAATGGAACTATAAGTTTTGGTAATGAAAATTTAACAACAACAGGAGATGTAAATATAGATAGTGATAGTTCAGCTCTTTATTTAGGGGCTGGGCAAGATGTTAAACATGTTTATGACGGAACTGATTATCATATTTATCCACAACAACAAGGCACAGGAGATACATTTTTACATATAGATGATAGCCAAGGAACAAAAATACAATTTGAAGATGCAGGAACAGACAAAATTAAAATAAACTTTATTGAAGTTACTACCCCTATTGTAAGTTTATTTTATGACGGGACAGGAGCTGGGGATACTAATGAATTTGTTATAAGGAGAGAGTTAGCAACAGCAAAAGATTTATTAAATATTACTATGGGCGGAGATTTTGATTTTAATGCTGGAGATATGACTACAACGGGAGATGTAACACTCGGGGGAGATTTAACATTTACAGGGGCAACGGACGGATTACCTTATGGATCTCTTTATATACATGAAGAAGCATACACAATTCCTTTAACTCAAAATGTTTATACTCCTATTGCAAGTGGATCAACTATATGGACACAAGGGCCAGTTAATAACACAACTACAAATACATCTTCTGGATCTTTAATAATAGGAAAAGCAGGGATCTATAAAATAGATTGGAGTGTATCAGCAGAAGCAGAAACAAGTAGTCTAGAAGCAGATATAGATGTTTTTGTTAATGAAGTAGAACAGCATGATGGAGCAGCACATAGAGTTTTTGGAGCTGCAAATGATATAGGAAATATGGGAGCAACTGCATTATTAGATCTAGCTGCTAATGATATAATTACATTAAGAGTTAAAAACACAGCAAACAATAATGATATAACTATCTATGATGCTAACATAAATATAGTACAAGTAGGAGGTACATAATGGCAAAAACATATGAAGTTAAGGAGAATGATGTTTTAGTAGAAAGTGAGCAGATCACTAAGACAAGAACTTATAACAAGGCAGACATAGAAGCACAGATTGCTGAACTTCAATTACTAATAGATAAGTTTAAATAGTACCTTGTATATATATATATGAGGGTAGGGTGTAATTTCTTTACTCACCATCTCTACTTTTTACTTCCCTACTCTCGCTAATAAATTCATAGGAGAAATAAAATGACAGATCCAACACCAAAACAAATAGCTTATGGACAGAAACTAGGAATAGACACAGAAGGACATACTAAAGAAAGTCTTTCTAAATTGATTGATGCTAAACTTAATAAGACACCAGCACAAACTCCACAAGCACAACCTACAGAAGTATCAAGGCATGATCTAGTAATAAGCAGAGTGGAGAAACCACATAGCTTTGAGTTCGGAAAAGCAGGAGAAAGACATAAAGTCTATTACAAAGATGTACCTGAATTAAAGGGACAGATTAAGGAGTTAGAAGAAGCTGGACTTTACTTTCCTTCTGGAGCAGAGTTTGAAGTACCTAAAGGCGAACCATAAGTTTATATAGTTAGTTTTGTTACTAATTCTAGGTTTAAATCAAATTTCAGGGGATATGGAAGAGTATCCCCTTAATATTATATAATACTCTCGCGAGCGAGGTAAGCACTCGTTACAAATGCTAGAGGGGTAAAGGAGTTTTGACCTATGCCCCTTGGACAAATAAATTAAAGGAGGATAAAAATGCAAGCAAGTAATGGATGGATTGTAACACTTCTTATCATCACTATTGCTGTTTCTATTGCTGGTTTTCTTTTGATATACCAAAATGTGCCAGACCCCGTAGAGATACCAACTATACCAACAGCTGAAGAAATTGCTTCTCTTGTACCTGTACCTGTAGTTGATACATCGTTGAATGATGAGATATGGGAAGGAGTTTATAGAAGAAGAATTAGAAGGCTAGAAAATGCAGCTGTAGATGTATGTGCTGATGAGTTTGATCAAGATGACATAGAAGATCTATTTGATAAGTTTGTAGATGTTGAATTTGTTGAAGAATTTGAAGATGAAAGAGAATTTGACATTATAGATCTAGGCTTAGATGATGAAGATGATAGACACATCATTATTGATGGAGTTACTAAGTGGAGAATAGATGATGACTATAATGAAATTGTCTATGGAACCTGTGTAGTAACATCAGATGATGGAGATTTAGAAGCTGACTTAAGCTATAGTCTTTAATAGACTTCAAATTGAACATAATAATTACCAGATAAACCAACATTCTCCTTATATATTTGAATTGTTTTTTTAGGAGAATAGTTGTCTGGTTTAGCTTGAATTAACAGAATTTTCCGCTTTTTCTTGTGTATTGCAATTACATCAATAGGACTATGAGATCCAGCAGTTCTTTGAGCTATATCATAACCAGCTTTAAGCAAAGCATTTCTAATCTTATACTCTTTAGTTCTGCCCCTTACATAGTTTTTATTAGCCATTAAATATTAAGCTTTGTTTGATCTGGATGATCTCCTCTAGCTTTAAACTCTTCTCTCTTCTTTTCTATAGCATCTAATCTTCTCTTTTGTCTATTCTTAAATCTCTTCTTCTCTAGTTTTAGCTGTTCTTCTGGGCTTTCTCCAATTAACATTTTTCCTATTTTAACTGCCATTATAATACCTTCCACTTTGTGACACCCTGCTTATCTGTAGGGACTTCTTTTATTAAGCCTTGTGTTCTCATCAATCTTAGGTATTCCAATACCATCTTACTAGATGAGGACAATTTTAACTCTATAAGTGCTTTAAGTGGTTCTAGAAACATCTCTTGCCCTTGATGAGCTTTTAATGCTTCTTTAGCTAATTGTACTCTGTTTTTCCCTGCCATTTTAAAATAACATCCCAATAACTAGAGCTACCCATACACCAAATAGAAGTGCTAATACTACAAAGATATAAAGAGCTATCAATTCTCCTAATAGTTTTAATAATCCCATATCAACTTATCTCCTGATTCAACAGCTCTCTGTTCTGCAGCTTCAGCTCTAGCTTCATCATTCTCATTATCTGCCCATTCAAATTCATCAAATACCATATATATATAGCATACCCATATATATAAACCTTTCTATTTCATATATAGGCATATTTTTCCAGACAGAACAGCAGGGGGTACCCAAAAGAAGAAGAATGACAAGAACTAACACACCCACCACTAATCACTTGAGGTTAGGTCGGTCATTCGCTGTTTGAAGAGATGCGTACTCTATAGACCTAATATAAGAACATCATATATAACAACACCCCTACTCATGACATGTTGTATATAGGATCTCTTATTTCAAGACCCGTTCGACTGGTTTCCTCTCTTAATTCTAGAAGATAGTAAAGTATATAAAGATTGTTATATTAGAGAATATAGTGATGACTTTTCTTTGATTACTAAAGAGAGGGGTTCTGATAGCCTCTTTTCCTCTCTCTTTTTTATTAATAAATTCATTAATCTCAAAAATTCATTACTTTAATTCAGTACCTAAAGCATAGCTTTATATAATCTAGTAACTTAGATTAACTGGTGTTAATCTAATAGGGACAATACAAAGCATTAGCAGT